AAGTACATCGTGCGCGATGACTGCGTGAGCGAAAGCCCCGTGTAGCGTTCAACCCACGACGTAGCGACACCGATGAGCCGCGTAAGCTCGGTGTCGTCGTCGCTGTAGTCGATCTTCAGCGCCGCTTTAACGGTTGCAAGTGTTACAGCCATGAAACCCGCGATGGGGGTTTCCCCCCACCGCGAGCAAGGTAAGAAAAAGCGCGGTCATCTCACGAACGATCAAGCAGTGTTCTGCGCGTAAATCGCTGCGAATGCTTCGGGCAGCATGATCTTGGAATCGGTACGCACCGTCATGTACAACGTCACGCGTTGATTCGCTGCGCCCGAGTACGGATCGACCATCGACGTCATGCCAGTGCGGTCGAAGATTTCGAAGTAATCCCAGTTGCCGACGATGAAGTACGCGTTTCCACGCACGGCCGTCGTCGTCAAAGTCGCACCTTGCGTGGTCGGCATGAACTCACCGATTGAGTACGGAATACCGAGGATGGTTCCGGGGTTGCCGCCGCTGATGTCGGCCGATTCCGCGATCTTCCACGCGTAATCGGTGGTGTTGACCTTGATCTTGCGAATGGTGCGAATCGCAGTGTCAGAGGTGAGAATACGGAAACGACCCGTGCGGTATTGCGGTGGAACTGCGTGCACGCAGTCAATCAAGTTGTCGCCAGTGATTGCGGTAATGAGCGCATCATCCGCAAGTTGCACACCTTGATTGATGATGCGATCGGAGTTGGTCGTTGCCCACGCAGTGCTGAGGGGATCTGCGATTCCTTGCGGTTGAGATGAACCAGTACCGACGGTGTAGAACTGGTCGGTGATTCGCGCGAGCGACGTGCCGCATCGGTCGGCTACGTACTGCAAGCCAGTGCCGATGCCACCAGTGCCGATGGCGTCCTCGATGAACTCCTGCGAAAGAGTCGTCGCGCAAACGAACTTGTACGGCACGACCGACACGCTTGCGAACGATGGGTCTGCTGGGGTGATCGCGCCCTCTTCAGCGACAAGCGCCGAGGTCGGCAACGACCCTTCGACGATGATGGTGCGCTTGCTGTCAATCGTGCTCACTTTCGCCAACTGGCGCAGAATCGACGACTGATACATACGCTCCACAATGCGGCGTTCCATGTCAGTCGGAATGCCTGCGGCGGTCGTTCCCGTGGTCAACACGCGAAGTTCGGCGTTGTTGCCAGCGGCGACGGCCTTTAGCCAACGCTCGCTTGCTTCATCGATCGTTCGATCACCGACGGTGGTGCGGCCGATCTTGCTCGCGAACTGCGGCTGCGAGCGCTCCTCTTCAAGCGTCTTGATGCGGTCTTGCGCGGCGCGCAATGCTGCACGGTCGTGTGCGGCACGCTCGACTGCGTCAAGGTCGGCATCGATGCGCGCAATCTTCTCGCGCTCCTCGCCGCTACCGCGAATTTCAACGTGGTGCGACTTCGCGCCAGTGCGTGCGGCGAATCCCTCAAGGGTCTTGCGGTACTCGTGAACGGTGCTTTCGATGTTGTTCAACTCTTCAGACATGGTCTTTCATCCTGTGCTTGTGAATCTCGAGCCGCAGCGCCGCGGCTTCAATGGCAGCCGCGGAAACACTCCGCAGGCTCGATGAGGTCTTTTCTCCGTATGCAGCATCGACAACAACGCTGAGCTCAACGAGTCGAGCAGCGGTGACGGTGCGTTCGGTGCGTCGCGGGTTCCACTCGTCACGATCGACGTAGAAACCAAACGACATCTCTCCGCTCAGGTCGCCGCGTTCGAGCAGCGCGCGCACGTCGTTTCCGACGCTCGTCTCGGCGAGATCCGCGGTGAAGCGCAGTCCGCTCGCAGTGTCGTTCAGCGTGAGCGTGCCGCTGCGCGTGCGAGCGAGCAACGCGCTCGCGTTGTGGTTGAAGAGCAGTTTGATATCGGCGCCGGCAAGATCACCGAAAGCGCCACGCGAAATGCGCTCTCGGAATTGCGGGTTGAACGGCTCGGAGATTTCGCGGCTCCACTTGCCGTATGGAATCGCGAGGCCCGACAACGTGCGGCCCGCTGGTGCGCCGATGGTGACGCTGCGAAGTTCAAGCGAAGTCATCGACGCTCCCTGCGCTCGTGTCGCTTCCGAGGTTGGTAGTGCCGCCGCCCGTGCCCATGTTTTTAGCGATGATGGGCTCGTCGAGCCCGTCGAGCGGCGCGAGGTTCAGGTACTCGCGGGCTTCGTTGCGCGTGATGACGCCGGACTCGACGCCAGTGCGGAGTGCTGCCATTTGCTCGGCGAGCGACGGTCGAGAGATCATGTCAGCGTCAAACTTCGCCGAGCCGAACGGTGCGAGTTTCGCCACGATCTCTGCCGCCCACGTCGAGAACCAGTGCTGTAGGCACGCGTCCACGTACATACGAGACAGCCATTCCATCGAGCCGTACGCGTTCGCGCTGTGCTCGCTCAGGTACGACGTCGGCACGCCATAGATGCGCGAAACGTCTTCAACGCTGTAGCGTCGAGCCGCCGAGATGCCAGCATCGTCGAGCGTGCTGCTAATACGCTCGACTTTCATACCCTCAGAAAGCACCAGTGGCTTGCCAGCGTTTGCGGCGCCGGCGTGATGCTTCATGTAATCTTCGAGCACCATTTGACGCGCAGGCGCCCCCATCGGGCCGGGGGACACGATCGCTATTTTTGGGTTCCCCGCGTTCTTCATCACTTCCAGTTGCGCTTGCTCTTGCGATGCGAGCACACTCAACGACGTGCGACAAAGTCGCACTGGCGATTCGCCCCACAAGCCATCGAGCCCGACGGCACGTAGGTGCAGCATCGACGACATCGGCACGTCACCGTACAGCCGCGTTTTGTAAACGGGCTCGGGCTTGGTGATGTCCAGCGTCACGCTTTCGATATCGAGCGGCAACAACTCCAGCAACTCGCCACCGAGCGTGCGGTTGATGACCGCAAACGCGTTGCCGTAAAGCAGCGCTTGCATCGTGAGCGATCGACGGAACTCGAATCCGTTCTGCCAGCGGTTCGGTTGTTGAAGCAGAGCGTTCGCGGTGCGCTCGCTCACGTCGAGCGGCACGCGTGCCACGTCGTTGGCGATGAGCGAGGCCGCGCGGTAGACGGGCGTATACGCCAACGCCGTGCTCGGCGTGATCGTCGGCATACCCACCGAGTCGAAACCCGTTGGAAGGAGAACGCCATGCGTCCCCCAGTGGCCGAGCCATCGTTGCAACAATCCACGCAGCATGGGCGTATTTGGCACACTGCGAGCGCGCAGCATTACACCTAAACGCTATTGCTTGAAATAATTCTCGGCTTCCTCGTCGTACACCGATCGCTTTGCGCCGCCCCACACGTGCGTTGCGATGATGGACGCCACGAGCGGATCGATCGCGCAGAATTCCCGCGACTTAATTGGCCGAATGTTTCCATTCTGATCGCGCTTCGCGTGCGCGTCGGCGCAGGCACGTCGCAGGATCGGATCATCGCCGATCACAAGCCGCGAGCCCGCCCATAGGTTTTGAAATAGGTTGCAGCCTGGCCCGAATGTGGCGATGCCCATTCGGTACACCACGAGCGGCACGCCGTCGGCTTGCAGTTGTTCGGCGAGGTACTTCGAGCCCCACGCGTCGTAGCCGACGGCTTTCACGTCGAACTCGTCACGCACTGCGAGGATTTGCGCGCGCACCGAGTCGTAATCGATTTCGCGGCCGGGCGTGAGCGTGATCTTGCCATCGGAAGCCCATGATCGGATCGGGTAGCGGTAGTCCAGTTCGCGCTGGGCGACTTCGGCCCTCGGCCACCAGTAATGGCCACGTAGCGCCACGCGGCCATTGTCGAGCGGCACGGCCACGACCATCGCGGTCATGTCCAACGATTTGGATAGATCGAGCCCCACCCATGCGGGCCTTCCTTTGAGAGCTTCCCAGTCAATGCGCTGACCGCCCGGCCACAGCGACATATCGAGCCAGCCGCCCGTGTTCTCATCGCACCTTGCCGCGTGGTAGCGCGCGAACTCGCCGCGCCCCATCGCTGAGCGCTTCATTGTGTTCCACGATCGCTTCAGGCTCACCAAGTCGGGCTGGCCGTGCTCGAGGCCAGGGTTGGCCTTTACCCAAGTCGATTCATCCTCGAGCGGGTCGGTAGGGTCCAGCCCGTACAGCATGGGCAGCACGGTGTCGTCCTCAAGTTCGCCGCTCAAGATGGCTTCACCTTGCTTGACCAATTCTGCGTAGTGGTTTTCAGGGTTGCTGCCTGGCGTGGTGATGATGACGCCCGTCGATTCGCGGCGCTTCGCGCCCGTAGTGAGAAGCTTCGTGAGGAACCGGCCCTTGAACTCGGCCGCCTCGTCGGCGATCCACAGCGATGGGTTCAGGCCGTCAAGCGAGCGTTCGAGGGCGGGCAGCGCGGTCATTTGGCAGTCGTGCTCGAGGCGCAGCACCGCGTGTGCGCGGGCGATGAGCGTCGGGTCACCGAGCCGCTGCGCCATCGTTCGCGCGGTGTCGAGGCAGATTTCGGCTTGCTCCTCGTTGTTTGCGATGACGTGCACGCGGCGACCTTCGCCCGCGAGGAGATCGAAGAGGGCTAGGCCAGCCATCAAAGTCGTTTTGCCGTTGCCGCGGGCGACTTGCACCATCGCCAGTCGGCAGCGCCTACGGCCGTCGGGCAGGCGCCAGCCGACGATGTTGGCGAGCACAAAGAGCTGCCACGGATGCAACTCGAATGGCTTGCCGGAATCCTCGCCGACTAGGTTGAGCGAGCGGAAGTGCTCGGCCACGTGCTCCACGTCAGGCCACGACATGACTAGGTCCGAGCGCTCGAGGTCGCGCGTGAAGCGTTGCGCGGCCGCGTAAATCCAACGTCCAGCGGGCGTTCGGCCGTCAATCACGGCATTAACGTAGGCAAGCACCGCAGTACGCGCACAAATCACGTCCTTGGCTGAGTGATTCCGTAGGTCAGAGGGTCGAGCCAAAACTTACCCCCCCGTTCGAGCGCAAAATGTGCATATGTGGATAACTTGTGGATAACTCAATCGGACGCGTGGTGTGCCTTGTGGCATCGCTTGCACAGCGTTTCGAGGTTGCTCCAGTCGTTCCATCGATGCGGCGCGTGAGCCCTTTGCACGATGTGGTGCACTTCCTCGCCAGCGAGCCCGCATCGGTTGCAGGCAGGGTGATGCATAAGCCAGTGGCGTCGGATGCGCTGCCAGTTGCCACCGCTAAAGCCTGCAACATGGTCAGCCTCAAATCGCCTCGCGTTGGGAAGACTCGGCCGCGGGTTGAATACGGGTATTCCCACGTTGGTACTCCTCCACGAATCGGGGTAGGTCGTCTAGGCGGATCATCAATAGCCACGGCCTGTGGCTGGATCGCATAAGCACGGCGCACGTCTTCTTGCCGCGGCTATCCGTCAGGGCCTGATCGAGGAACGCGTAGGGGTTCAGGCGCTCGACGCGCTTGACTTCCCACCAAACGTCCATGCGATCGCATATGACGTCGGGATCTTTGTGCCCTCCAAATCGGTTTGCGTACTGGGTGACTCGGCGACAGTCGATACCGACCCTCGCCAGCACCTCGCAGGCTTCCAGTTCGCCCCTCTTACCTTTCTCGCGGCTCGATCGTGACATATCCACAGGATATCCACATTTAGCAGCGATGTCTACAGTCTATCTGTAGTCACTCGAGCGACTGCAAACCCCTGAAGGGTTTGCTTGTCGTTGTTCCTTTTTATAGGCAACCACAATTACAATTCACCATCCACGACCCTCACAAGCACCTTACGACGGTTGCCAGCCTTGCCTGTGTCCTGTGCGACTTCCTTGACTTTGTTGGTGCTAATCGCCTCTTGCGCCAACCACCGAGCGTGCGACTGCGTGACGCCGCGTTCTTGCGCCTTCGCAATAATGAGCGTCTTACTGCTTTGATTATCGACGACTTCGCGCACGAACTCATCCACGGTCATCGGCTGGGCCTTGCCTTTCTGCGCGGCCTTCTTGGGCGTCCACAGGTCTTCTAGGTTCAAACTAGGGTCCACGGTGACGAACGGTGGGTTTAGGCGCAGCCCCACGGCCATCGGCCGGCGGCTTGAGCGGCACTCGCCACGCAGCACCACGCAGCCTTCCTCCATGTGCCGTAGGAACGCTAGGTGGGTATCCGTAGCACGTGCGATGGCGCCAGCGCCCGATCCCACGTCCGTGGTGGCCTTGTTCGACTGGTCGCCCTTCGAGGAGTGGTGCACGTTGATGATGGCAGCACCGCTGAACTCGGCGATGCGGTCGAGGTGGTTGTATACGCCAGTCATTTCGCCGTTGGCGTTCTCATCGACGCCGTTCAGGAAGCGATAGAACGCGTCAAGCGCGATCACGTCAAACGCGCCGCGCCCTGCGGCCCGTAGCGTGGCTTCCACGTCCTCGAGGGTTGCCATGCGCCCGCGCACGAAAGCCACGCGTACGCGCTCGTCGAAGAGCTCTTTTTTGATGCCGAGCGCCTCGACGACGTTCGCCATTCGGTTCTTGGCCGTCTCGGGGTGTAGTTCGTTATCCACGAGCAACACGCGCGACTGGGTGCACTGGCGGCCCAGCCACGCGCCGCCGCTCGCCAGCGCGGCGATGAGGTGGTACAGCATCCACGTCTTGCCTGTCTTGCTGGCGCCGATGAAGTTGCAGATTTCACCCCTACGCAACAACCCGTCAACGACAAACGGGCGCATCGGTGGAACGCCATCGCCGATCGATGGAGATGCGATTTCAAATGGTGTCGGCTCGTTCATACGATGTACCTCGCGAACGGTGAGCCGCGGTGCAGCACTTTCCAATCCTCGGAAATGTTTAGCCACAGGCGCTCGGTGTGCCGAGGGTCCCAATCCTCGGGCAGTTCAGCGCACAATCGCGCAGCGTGCTCGCACAGGTCAAGAAACTCTTGGGTGTCGTATCCAGCCATCGCCGCCATTGCTGCGTCATAGGCCCCGAGCGCGCCCGCACAGACCAACTTCCACTCCCCCTTCCTATCTCTCATGTAGCCCTCAAACGGGCGCCAAGCGCCCATATGCGGCCGCCAATCGAGTGCCCTGCGGAATGCTGCCAGTTCAGCCTCGCTCATGCGCTTGGCTTCTCTGCGGCGCTGGAACTCAACCCACACGCGTACCTGAGCACACAACCCGCTTACCTCGCTGGCGCTCATTCCGTACTCAAGCCCCGCGTAATACGCAGCAAGTTCCCACGTGCACTGTTGCTCGTGCCGAGCCTGCTTGACCTTCGCAGGTAACTCCATCGCTAGCGCGGTCGGTTGCTGCGGCGGCTCGTCCATCCACAATTTAGCGTCCATGCGTGTTGCCTCCGTAAAAAGCACAAGCCCCACGCGGGTGCACGTGGGGCTTGCTCAGGGAGCCTCGCGGTGGCAACGTCCGCGAGGGGAATGGTCAGAAAGGAATCTCGTCAGACTCGGCGAGCGAGGTCGGGAAAGGTACACGCTTCAGGTCGGCTCGGCTCACCACCGTGATGCCGTTGACAATGTGCTTGTCCTTCCACGGCTTCAGGACGATTTGGACGCGGTCGCCCTTACCGAGCGGGTCGACGGCTTCAGCGGATTTCAGGTCGTACCAATCCCAGTACTCTTTGACGAGGTTTCCTGCTTGGTTCCATTCGATCCCGATGCGGGCTCGAGGGGTACCCGCTTTGGTCGTGCCCACTTCCCAGTAGCACACCGTGCCATCGCGGAAAGAAAGGCGGGAATCGGCCGTAGCGGCGTCGGGCTTCACCGGCGCTCCTTGGCCCTGCGCGACGGGCGCGGGCTTCTGAGAAGCTTCTAGGCGGTTCAGAATGGCTCGGATTTCGGCGAGTGCTTCAGTCGATGTCATTTGGCATTTCCTCCGCGGTAACTGTGGCGACTCGGTCGCCCATAAGTGCGAATAGGTGGCCGAGGGAAAGGCGCAGCGCCCGCCCTGCGGCACGCGTCGAGGCCATCGCGCGTCTTGCGAACTGGGGGCGACTGCCCCACGGCTTCTCGTCATCGGTGACGATGCCCGAGCCGCGGCCGATCACGACGCCAGTCGAGCGGTCGAGGATTTCGGCGGTGGCTTCCCATCCCTTGATCCCATCGGCATCGAATCGGCGCACCTCGACTTCCTTGACTGCGTAGCCGCAGCCGCTCGCGAGCGCTGTAGCCCCCGCGACTTGCACGTACCGCTTTCCTTGCAACTCGATCGAGAACGTCCGAACGATGTACGGGCCCATTTCGCGGGCAACAGTGGCCTCGAATCGAGCCCGACTTAGCGGCGTCGGCTCGATTGATACGGGAACGATTTCAGTGCTCAACTTTCACCCCCATATTCGCTTCTCCTCAGCCACTCGTGCCCAAGAAGAACTAAAAGAGCGTACGTGCTCATCACTTCAACAATGGTTTTTGGGTCGCCTTTCACCAGTCTTACAGCAACTGTTTTGCAATCGTTTTTCGCATTTGCTTGGTACACCAAATCAGTAAGGCGAGCAAGTTCCTTGGCATCGAACCCCTCGATCAACTGGGTTAGTCGTGCTTGGCACTCATCCAAATTGCGAATCTCATAAGCGATTTCGCGTCCCATTTTGTCTTTCATTCGCAATTCCCTTCTGTAGCACACTTGGATTTGTGCATGGCGTAAACGATCTCCTCAAGCGCTCGAATGCGAGCCGCGCCACGGCGGAGCGCTTCGGCGAGTTTGCGATCGGCGGCTTCATTCACGCGAGCGTAGTAGTAGAGCGCATCGGCCTCATCGTCGGCGTCGGGCGTGCGCTGCGCCGTCGGCAGCACCCGATGATGGAAGGCGTAGGTGTGCTGGTAGACGTCGCTACCCTCGCGCCAGTGCTCGTCACGTTGTTGTTGGGTTGTTTGGCCGCTCATTTCGAGTCCCTCCAATCGATGGCGCCTGCGAGCGCTGCGAACACGAGAACAAATACGGCCCACGTCATGCGCGCACCTCGATCGTTTGAGTCTTGCGTTCTGCTCGGCGTAGGTAGAGTTCAATGGCGCGGCGAGCGTGCACGGCCAACGGTTTGCCATCGCGCTCGGCGAGCGCACGCAACCGCGCGTACTGATTGAGTTTGACCCATACCGGCTGACCCTTGAGTTTCTCGCGTTGTGGTTCGGTAGGCTCGCTCACGCTGCACCTCCAAACAAACGCTGCTCAGTTGCGAATGCCGAAATATCACCGAGCGTCGCAGTCATGAGCCACGTTTGATAAACGTGCGCGCGCGACCAGTTTGAGATTCGGTTCGCGTTCTCCGAAAGATCGTCGCGACGGCAACGGCGCAAACGCATGATTGCGCTGAATCGCGTTGATTCTGCGTCGGAAATACGAATCAGGCGCGATGAACGGTTTGCACGCTGAATACGAGAGACGACACGTTGTGTAACGGTTTGCATTTTCTTACCTTTCGCGGCTGAGCCGCAGTTGTGCTGCAAGGCTAATGCCTCTTCGGCTCGCCGTCAATGCCTCCATTAGCCGAACTTGGGAATTTCTCGTTCAGCGCTTGCCGACGCTGAGCGCAGCCGCCGCACTTGCCGACGACCGTTTTCACCACGTGCTGAACGCCAGTGGCTTCGAGAACGCGGTGTACGCGGTCACCGAGCCCGCGCGGTGGTCCGCTGTAATGCTCGCAATTCGCACAGGCCGACACGATGGGAAGTTGAAAGTTTGCGATGCCTTCCTTGTTACAGAATGCGCCGCGAGCGTGGCTGCACCTCATGTAATCACCACCGCGATAGTTTGAGTGAGCGAATCGCTGTAACTGAATTGGTAACTACACACCGTGCCATCGCCCGTCACCTGATCCACGCAGATTCCCTCGAAACTCAACTTGCCAGTTTCGCAGACACCTTGCGTGAGCCCATTGCAAGTCATTTGACCCGCGCAGCCGCTGATATTCGCGTTGGTGCACGGCATCAACAATGTCGGCGTTCTGACCGATGGCATTGCATAACCTTGGCACGCAATGTTGGTGGTCCACACTGGGTTTGCCCACGTCGCAGCGTCGGGGCATCCACAATCGCCAGCGATGCTGAACCAATTCAGCGACCAACCGCCATTGCTCGTGGTAGTACCGAGCGTTGGGTTGCAGGCGATGATTTCCTCGGTCAGCGTGTCGCTACCTGTGAGGATAACAACGCCCGGCTGACCAACTGGGTTGGTGCTTTGCGGCGTAAACGAAATTGTCGGCCGCGCGCAGCCGCAGACGTCGCAGCAATAGTAGGTCAACGCGGCACGTAACCCGGCTTGCGGAATGGCATCGCCCAAGCAACAACCGATCACAGGACTTGGCCACTCAGCAGGAAGTGCGCCCGGAATCACACGCGGCGTACCCGTGTAGGTGTTCTTGCAGATCAACTTGAAGTAGTTGGCGTCGCGCGGGCGACAGTCGCAGCTCATGTTCAACACGAGCCCAGTTTCGTCGGGCGGTATGCACGCGCTGCACGGATAGACCCAAGTCGGATCGGCACAAAATGGCGGGCATGGGCACACGACGTCGAAATCTTTCGGCTGCCATGCCCAAATTGTGTACTGGTAAGACACGCGGGCATTCGGGCATCGGAACGTACGCGGTGGCGTAAGAAACGGTGCATCGCAACTGTTGCCGTGCTGCGTGAATGATCCGTAACTTTCAATGGTGTACGTATACGTGGCGAGGGTGCAAGCTTGCCCAGTATCAAACGTGCGCGTCAGTGTGCCCGTGTACGTAATCGCGATGCTGTTTGGTGTCACGAAGGTCGCGCAATTCTGCATATCGCAGCAGTCGATCGCGGATCCGCAGCAGCACCAGCGGTGGTTACTCATCGTTCACCCAATCGTATTGCACCACGGTCTGCCCTTCGAGCTCTTTGGCGTCAACCCAACCGACATCGACCATGTCGTCACCGTCAAGCATCGCCACTCGAAGACTTCCCCTTCCCTCCACGATCAACATTGGAGAGTCGGGAGCGGCGACGTATCGCGGCCCGCACCCGTTCAGCAACGCGAGATGAGCCACCAACGAAGCGCACAATGCGACGTCTCGAACACCAATCAACAATCGAATCAATGATTGCGCGAAGTAATTCATAGATCACTTTGCGCCCGCTTGCTCGCTGCTCACCTTGTTGTCACGAGCGGCAAGCAAGCCAATGCCAGCCATGCAAGCCGCGG